TTGGTTCCGGCCTTGATTATATGAACGATTTGCTGCGCGGGAGGGCTGTCAGAGATGCGTCAATGAATTTGCTGAATCCCGAGTTTCGCGGAATACCGGTAACAGAAAGCTGGATTGTCAGAAATCCTGCGTTAGCGGCGGGAATATATCCGGCGGCGGTAAATAACTTTTGGAACGGGCGGTAATAGATTGCCACGCGCCTAAAACCCCTCGCAATGACGGAAAAATGGATTGCCGCGGCGATAAAACCCCTCGCAATGACAAATAACGGGCGGTAGAAATGCCACCTGTTTTATAACCATAACCGGAGCCGCAAGGCTCTTTTTTTGTAACTTAATCAACTTTAGTTCTTTTTTGTAAGAGTATTAGATAAATATAAGCAAAAATGTGTCATAAACCGTAAAATATCCGAAAAAATCACTAGAAAAAAATAAAATATTAAACATTTGCTGGTATTTTGCAACTGGGAGTAAAAAAATGAAACAAAAACTAATAAAATTAATTTATTTTAGTATCGGATTAACAATAGGCGGATTGGTTATCTATTATCAGTTTTTTGATATTGCCCAATCGCTGTTTTATGATGTGAGATGGGGTAAATGACTGAAAGAAAAGCTTTATTCGGTTTTTATTTGTTTTGGTTGTGCGTATCGGTAGGGTTCGTTATTTTCCATCATGATTTTAACGAATATATGTTCACGCATCTTTTTTATATCTTGGTTGTGCCGCTTATCGGATTATGGTTTTTGTATTGGAAACGCAATATCGGGTATGTCTGTGTAGGTGTTTTGTTTGCTTATGCGGGGCTGCAACTTATCTATCTTAAAGATGCCTGGCAGTATTTCCTGTTGTTGCACGATATGCTTAAAGTGTAAAAAACAACAAAAACGGTAAAAAAAGGGTCGGAAACGACTCTTTTTTTTGCCGTCTGGGAAAGAGAATATGAGAAGACAGAAAGATTATAAAAGTGAATATGCCGCAAAGTTGATAGAGTGGTTTCGTGATGCGCCGCTGTTTGTTGAAGAAACCCGCGAAGTTTACAGCAAAAAGAACGACCGTTCGGAAACAGTAATTGATAAAATTGCAGCGCCTTGTCCGAGCGTGGTGCGTTTTGCAGACAGCCTTAAAGTCGGTATTGACCGGATTATGGTCTGGAAGGAAAAAGAACCGGAATTCAAAGCAGCTTATGAGCAGGCCATGCGTTTTCAGGAAGAATGGCTGATGAATGCCGCCGGACTGGGATTTTATAACTCTTCAATGTCTATTATGGCCTTAAAAGCCAATCACGGGTGGTCGGACAAACAGGACAAACAGCAAATTGACGAAGAGTTAAAACAAGTGCTGGTGCAATTTGTCAGGCAGAAAGGGGAAAAAAATGACGAACTATGAAAATATGAGCTTGATTACAGTGTCATCTTGCGCAGATGGGGTCTCAAAGCCGGCAAAACGGAATTATGTCGGGATACGGAAAAGAAGGGTACGATTATATTAAAAAGAGATTGGAAGAAAAACGGCACAGCGATATTGTTGCCGATAGCTTTAAGGACTTGCGAAATAACGAATATGGCAGTAGACTGGGAGCAGAGTATCCGGCCAGATCCTGTGCCGGAATGTTAAACCCCTTACGAACAAGGAATATGGTAAGTGAAAGATATTTTTAAATTTTTAGGATATATTACTGCTTTTTTTATTGCTGTTTTTCTGATATTTGTTGCATATTCTGTATATTTACAAGAGCAGTTTGTTAAAGAATGTGTTGCAGTCGGCGGAGAAGAAGAGGATTGCCGGAACATTGATTAAGTTCAGGTAATAGTTGCAGCATAAAATAACGGGGTATTTTACCGGCGGAGAAGAATTGACAGGTTCTTCTCTGCTTTTTTATGTTCTGAAAATAAAAATATTGATGCAATCTATTGAAAAGAAAGGAGAAAAATGACGAACTATGAAAATATGAGCCTGCGTGAAGAGCTTGAAACAAGATTTAAGGAAACGGAAGAGAAAAAGAGAGAGACCGAAATGTTGTCTCACGGATGGCAGCCGCCGGCAGAAAATGTTTTTTTACCATATTTAAAATCGGTAAGATGGTTAAAAGTATCACCTTTATTAGCCGTTACCTATCCCTTTGCAGAGGCGTTGGGAGCAACATATCCTGTTTATAAAAATCTTAAATTGCGTAAGGAACAGATGGAACAAGAAAATCGAAACGGTGCTGATAATTATTATCATCGTTTGGGAATGCATGATGCTGGCAGTCTTGGTTTAGGTGGAGCTTTAGCTGGGCTTGGCGGTGGAATATTAAAAGAGGCGTATGATATTAAACGGAAGGTTGTTGATGATAAAAAGCCATTATGGCCAACCTTATCAGATAGCAAAAAAGATATGATGAATAATCTTGAAGGGCTATGGCACGGCTTGACAAAACCGGAAGAAGATGGCAGAGTATGGCTTAAAGATTTAGACATAAAAACAAATGTGTGGAAAAACAGACGATGAGTGAGATCAAGGATAAATTTGTCAAAGTATGTGAGATAATGAATGGCGATTTATCAGAAAAACATCCAAAAATTAATAAAATAATAGAATGGTCTGTGAAATTTACAAGTCCGAAAGCGCTTCTGACTTTTCTTTTCATTGCGTGGGTATTAATGGGATGGTTGATAGCGATGGGGTTGAAAGAGGGGGAAGATAAAGCTGTCGAAAAATGCATGCAAAGAAATCCGGATTGGACTTATAATGAATGTGAGTCAGCGGTAATTTGGTGAGGAGGATTGCCGGAACATTGATTAAGTTCAGGTAATAGTTGCGGCATAAAATAACGGGGTATTTTACCGGCGGAGAAGAATTGACAGGTTCTTCTCTGCTTTTTTTATGTGCTGAAAATTATTAAAATATTGATGCAATCTATTGAAAAGAAAGGAGAAAAATGACGAACTATGAAAATATGAGCCTGCGTGAAGAGCTTGAAACAAGGTTTAAGGAAATGGAAAACCGGGAACAGGAAGAGGAGTTTTTATCGCGTGGATGGCAACCACCGATGGAGACCGGTATTTCAAGCGGAACGCCAATGATTTGGAAAGATACTCTTAACAGGCATGCTAATATGATGATTAATCCTATAGGTTTTTTGTATGATAATGGCTATGTTTTAGGGGAATTGGCAGCAGATACAAACGTTGCCGTTCAACAGAAAAGAGAAATGGACAGAGTTGGCAAACAGCTGGTTAATAAATACGGAAGTGGTGCCGGTAACGGAATAGATAATTACTACCATGCCTTATTACAGTGTCATCTTGTGCAGATGGGGCCTCAAAGCCGGCAAAACGGAATTATGTCGGGATACGGAAAAGAAGGGTACGATTATATTAAAAAGAGATTGGAAGAAAAACGGCACAGCGATATTGTTGCCGATAGCTTTAAGGACTTGCGAAATAACGAATATGGCAGTAGACTGGGAGCAGAGTATCCGGCCAGATCCTGTGCCGGAATGTTAAACCCCTTACGAACAAGGAATATGGTAAGTGAAAGATATTTTTAAATTTTTAGGATATGTTGCCATTTTTTTAATGATAATGTTTCTTATTTCTTTTGCATATTTTTACCATTATCAAGAGCAGTTTGTTAAAGAATGTGTTGCAGTCGGCGGGGAAGAAGAGGATTGCCGGAACATTGATTAAGTTCAGGTAATAGTTGCAGCATGAAATAACGGGGCATTTTACCGGCGGAGAAGAATTGCCAGATTCTTCTCTGCTTTTTTATGTTCTGAAAATAAAAATATTGATGCAATCTATTGAAAAGAAAGGAGAAAATATTGAAAAAAGTAACGGCGCGAATACCGGAAATTTTTGCCCCGCTGATGACGCAGAAATACCGGATTAAGTTTTACTACGGCGGGAGAGCAGGAGGAAAAAGTTATGCCTTTGCCGACAGCCTGCTTTTTTTGGGGCGTCAGAAAAAATTATTGATTGCCTGCCTGCGAGAAATTCAAGACAGCATTAAAGATTCCGTTCATAAGCTTTTGAGCGACCGTATAGGGGTGTACGGACTGACGGACTACAAAATTTTTGAAGATAAAATTGAAAATAAAATTACAGGAACAAAAATTATTTTCAAAGGATTGCGAGAGCAGGACGCTCAAAAGATAAAATCGCTGGAGGGCGTTGATATCGCCTGGGTAGAAGAGGCTCAGACCATATCCAAAGCATCGTGGGAAATTTTGGAACCGACAATCCGTAAAGACGGTTCGGAAATTTGGATTTCGATGAACCGGCGTTATGAAAACGACCCTTTGTGGATGGCTGTGGCAGCCAATCCTGATGAACGTACTTTTGTATGCCGGGTTAACTATAATGATAATCCGTTTTGTCCGCAGGAAATTAAGTACCAAGCAGAAAAGTGCCGTAAAAACAATCCCGAAAATTATGGACATATCTGGCTGGGCGAACCGATGACGCAAAACGGGAACCGTTTGATTTCGTCCGCAGCGGTTCGTCGTGCTTTTGAAAAGACAATCATTTCGACGACTTCGCCCTTGGTTATAGGGCTTGATATAGCGAGATTCGGCGATGACCGGACGGTGTTTTGCTTTCGCAAAGGGCGGTGGTGCTGCCGGTTTGAGTGTTTTGCCGGACAAAGCAATGTCGAGGTGGCCAATATAGCGACCAATTTTATTGCTGAATATCAGCCGCAGCGGTTGTTTATGGATATCGGCGGGATTTGGCGAGATTATCCGCGGCGTTTATTTCGGCGAAAAGGCGCTGCGTGCCGACCGTTATTTTAACCGCCGCGCCGAAATGTGGGACAAAACCGCCGAATGGCTGAATGCCAATCCGCAGCCGCAGCTGCCGGAAGACGAGGATTTGTTTAATGAGCTTATCAGCGCCGGCAAAAAATTTGACAGCCGCGGGCGGCTGCAATTGGAAAGCAAAGACGAAATCAAAAAACGCCTCGGGCGTTCGCCGGACAAAGCAGACGCTTTGGCGCTGACTTTTGCCGAGCCGTTTTATGATGTCGGCAAGCCGCGTTTGTACGGCAACGGCAGAGTCAGTGTTGAGGATATGTTTAATGACACAAGAAAAACTAATGTCGGATGGTAAATAATTTTATAAAGAAAGGGAAGGAAATGTCGGATTACGGGAATATGAGCCTGCGTGAGGAATTGGAGGCAAGGTTTAAGGAGGCTGAGCGGCGGGAACAGGAAGCGGAGTTTTTATCGCGCGGCTGGCGGCCGCCTGCGGGTTACGGAACGGAAGAAGCGACAAAGACGGAGCAAAGCATGCCGTTTTTGATTCACGGACAAAGGGTTTGGAACAGTCTGAAACATGACTTTGCGGATATGGGTTATGGCATAAAACGCGGTTTGTCCGGAGCGACGTTCGGGGCGAGCGACTGGGCATTGCGTAAACTTGGCATAACCGATGACGACTATTTGGCGGAGCGTGAGGCTGAAGGACTTGGAACAGCGGTTAAGGGTGCGGGCTTTGTGTCGGAGCTTGGCGGCAATATGCTGGGCGCGGGCGGCGCTTTGGTTAAAAGTCTTGGCAAAGCGGGGTTGAAAGGCTTAAAGTTGGCGAGCGCGGCCGGCGGGATTGAGGGAGCAGCAACAGGTTTGACCGGTTCGGACAGTTTGGATGAGGTGTTG